CCATAAGACTTTGCTGTACTTCCAAGCTCTTCGCCTTCAGTTGTAAATCCAACTGTAACCTTTTCACCAAATTGAACAGGTAATATACGCTTATCGTAATTCTTATGTTGATATTCATTTCTTTGAGTCAAAGACTGCATTATTTGAATGCCACCCAATGTATTGTTACTATGTGCTAGGCACATGGACTGATCATTTCTGCCAGTCTCTGCATATTGCTATGCAGTTCGGACTATTTCTTACGAGTGAAGAATCTCGTTCTAACGTGTGATTTTATATTCAAACGAAGGTTGAATGTGAGGACGAACGTATTCAAAAAACTGATCTGTTTGTTTTCGAGTCATGTGCAATCTATACATTTGATGACCTGCTTTACTTTTAGCAAATCTTTGAATGTTAAAAATAAAACCAGTTCGTTCAATTATGGCACGTCTTAATAACTCATGATCAGCGTATGAAAAACGATCTGTGCAGAGTACGACACCGGGTGTCGGGTTTTTAGAATCCCTAATGCGATGCATATAACCATCTTGCTGATACCAGATTGCAAGAAACTCTGCGTCCAAAAATGTAAGCATGTGTGGATCAACTACTTTATGACCATCCATATAAGCCTTATATCGAACTTCTGTAAAAATTGGATGATACTTACTTCTAATTTCAAAAAGTCTTTGACTTTTTACAGGCTTTCCACGAATAGTGTACTCCTGAGGTGGAATATCTCTCCAGTGAAATGTGGTCAAATGGTTTAGTTGATCTTCTAGATATTCTAGATGGTCTCTGTGATCATGTCTTTGCTTAATGCTAAATCTACAAGATCTATTAATTGGCTTACTGGTGTAGCCATCACCCAACATACATGCGTACAAAACCTTTAGCGCTTGTTTGCTCATAGTCTCTACTCCTGCTTAATAGCTCGGAACGGTGTTATCCCAGTGGGACTTTCGCCGTGTTAGTTAGATTTAAAGGGAGCAATGTTGTCTACCCCCTGCCCCAATGTCGATGGCAATTTGATCAAATTTATAAAAATCATCAAGCCAGTCGATTATTTCTTCTTGTATGGGGAATGGTACTCTTTGAACTTTATACCGTGCTAGGTATCTCCAACGTTTATTATCAATAAAACCTAAAATGCTAATAATAGTTGGATCTGTGAAACCTGTATCAATTGCTGCTATTACAGCTGATGGATTTCCAAACTCATGACGGTCTAAAAATTGATTAAATGGTATACCTTTATCAACTTCAGAATTAGAGTACCTGTATGAATAAAATTCATAAGATTTTTGTAATATTTGATCCCTATGAATAACGCTCAGCGCTGCTGTTCCATGCTTTCCTAAGATTAGTTGTTGAAATTCATCACTATCTTCACCACCATAGCGCCTCAGCGCATCTAAGTAGTCATCTTTGCTAAAAAATGGATTATTAGCAGACGGCACTCGATACCATTTAAATCTAGGTAATTTAGATGAAGTTGTATAAAGTGCACTGTTTCTAAGTCCATTTGGAACGCCTGCTACAAAGAATTGAACATTCTTTTCCCAAACATTTAGAGCTGGTGTTAATTGAGTAAGTGCAGATGTTGGGTAAAGCTGACCTTCGTCTAGGATTGCACGAGGAATGTGCAAGCCTACTAGATTGCTTTCTTTAGTACCCGCAATACGAGCTCTATGCATTACTTGAATTCCATTAAATCTAAAATCCATTGTTCCGAGGCTTCGATTAATACGATTTTGTAAAAAGTCTTTTGTTAATGGAGAAGTTGTTACTCTTGTAATTAACCTTCCATAAATAGGTTCAAGCTGGGCTTGATTTGGTGTGGTAATCAACAATTCTTTAGTATCAGGAAGCTGAAAATCTTGATTCATAATGTCAAACATTTGCTTATCTTCTAATACAAGGGAGTTGTGACAACAGATATTACCTGATATATAGTTATGATCGTCGTAAACATATAATGCATATGTTTTAACAAACTCATGAACTTTCTCTATTGACACTATCTTATCAGGTCTAGTTTCAGGTATTACAGGAGCTTTGACATTAGTTGCAACTCCTTGAAGATCAAATGTAGCATAAAAGTAAGATGCGGCTTCAGGAGTAGCATTAACTAATGCTGTACCATCTATCATCATTTCAACCCCACAACGTTGAAATAACTCTTGAAATGTTAAAGCAGTTTTTTCAAAGTTGCATTGAAGTCTTACCTCTTTACTAGATTTAAACTCACCCCATTGCGACATTAGAGATTCTAGAAATAACTTTATGTTATTAATATTCTCGTTCATTAAAGTTTCAGGAACATGCTTTGGGTATGAGCTCATATTAGAAGCTTCGTAAAGTCTAATCCAGTTTAATTGAATAGCAGCATAAACTATTGGATTTTTCCCTTTATGATCTTGTGGTCTTACTATTGTAACTTGATCGCCTTTATGAACCCATTTTAACTTTAACTCTTCAGCTATATTTTTATAATCAATTTCTATAGCTTTAAAACGAGGTTTAAATGGTATTTCAACAAACCACCTATGGTCAAAGAACCTATAACCTAAAAATCGTAACTCTGCACTCCTCCAGAGTGATTGACTACTATTCCATGGAAGTTTAGTTGTTACTATGACATTATCCCCAGCTTTAAGGTCTTCTATGTTAACATAGTCCTGAGTGGTAAGTATAGGATGATTTGCTGTTCCTTTTATACTATATCCAGATTCTGTTTTAATTTCGTAAACATCGGTTCTTTTATCTTTTACAATAGCAGCTCTGCGTTGGACAAAGTTTCCAAAGTTATTCCTAGCCCAAACTTCAAAAATTCCTCCGTCTTTATAAAGTTTATAAATTGATTTATAACCTTTAGTTGTGTAAACTTTAGAACTTGCAGGTTGACACTTTCCAACTGCACGACCACCTGTAAGCACTACATATTCATTTTGGTCTGTAATAAGATCTCTTTGATACCACCTGTATTTAAACTCCTGCTTAGGCCACATTGATTTAATTGGAGATGCATCTCTGGTAGATCTCATAAATTCACTAAAGAATATAGGATCTTCTAAAACTTCAACTAAATCTAATTCAGCCTCTGTTAATTTCTCTCTAAGCGCCATTTTATTCGTCCTCTATCATTAACTCTGGTTCAATACCTATTTCACCAGCTTTAGATTTTTTAGGATGTTTTATCTCAATTGGGTACTTACGTCTCCAATCTCTGTCGTTCTTTTCAAGGTCAAAGAATACATCTCTGTCGGTTCTTCCAATTATGGATAACTTTTCACACTGACTACATTTAAAATAAGCGTTAAATGCAGTATGTTCATGAACTGGACTAATCCTACCAACCATGATTTTACAATCAGGACAATATACTTTAATAATACGTCGCTCGATAAACTCTTGAGCTGCACTTTTTAACATTAAAATATACTCAGCTGTAGTAGTCTCGTTATCTTTTTTACGTGACTTTCGATCAATTCCTAATTGACGTTCAAGCTGTATATTACGATCTGTTAAATCTCTAACGCTATCAGAGATCTTTTTAATTTCCATAATATTACCAGCAGCGTCATCTTCTGCAAGCTCTGTAACCTTTTCTTGAAGCAATTCAATAAGTGCAGCATTTCTAATAATCATTTCAAGATTAGATTTATCATTTGCGTCATTTAAAGTTGATAAATCATAAGCTTGTTCATACTGCACCCAAAGCTCTTTATAGCGTTGTTTAAAATCCATTAAATTACCTTTTATAATAACGTGGGCTTCTCTTTAAAGAGAAGCCCATTAGTATGATTAAAGTTAACGCCCTGAGCAGCATCCACAAAGTGGACAAACTTCACAACAATTACACATTTACATAACCTCCTATCGTACTGGGCAAGCCCCGCCCTCACAATCCTCAATGCTGAGCATGTCGCCGCTCATTGTATAAGCGTCAGCCACTTTGACCCTAGCCGCCAACTCATCATACAACTCTTTGGTAATTTCCTCATAAGGTGCCTGATCAAAGCCGTGATCGCTGTGCAGTAGGAACGACACAGATTTCACACTTGTTTCATAATTCTCTTCAAGCCACTGCTTAATAGCTGGCAGCTCTTCGAAGCGATAGTACACGGTCACTGACACGCTGCTGTCACTCCAAAGTGTCTGTGCGAGCTTGACAAGTTCAAGCTGGCGAATCGCACTCATGTTTTTTGCCAGAATTGCGTTATTGCTGCTCTTAGCAGGAAATGACACGATTGACGTGTTGTAATCGGTCGAGCCATCAAAGTTACGGGCGTACTCTACGTCATAGCCTTTGCTGCGGCAGTATTCGACAAGCGCATCGTCACTGGCCATGCGAACACGGCGAATGTAGTACTTTGCATAGGCAGGGTGAACGCCGGGTGTAACGCCTGCAAGTAGTGAAAGCGTTCCACTTGGCTTAACTGTCGTAAGCTTAATGCTGCGGGTGGTTTTGTTTAGATCGCTCCACTCTGCATCAAACTCTCGCAGATGCTTGTATACAGCATCAGCCCAGTTCTCTAGCTTGTCAAGCGATTCAACAATACCCGTAATACCAATCCCAATTCGTGAGTTACGGTGAATAACTTCATTAGTCTCCTCATACAGGTACTCCATACGAGTAATAGCTTTGCATGTCTTGTACAGCAACATAGCAACATCTTTAAACTGCTCTACTGTTCGAACGTTCGGGAGATAGATTTCAGCGAGGTTGCAACTCTCGTAAGATTCAAGAATTTGCTCTGCGCACGGATTGGGCAGTTCACATTTATCTTCGATACGTTCCCCAAGACGCCCTTGTTCTTGAGATAGGCGCTGATTGAAGAGTCCATACGGTTCTCCATTTCCATTATACCCTTCCCAGAATTCATCACTTAAGTAATCTGCAGAATCTGCTGCAACTGTGTTGTTAGAAAATGCACGCCAGTTGGGGATGTTGCCCAAGTCCCAACGCTTTGCACGAAGGTAAAGAATATCGTCACTGTCACCAACAGCAATTTGTGCAGAGCGACGAACATTACCACTAATTACAATTGAACCAATAATATTTGCAATATCAAGTACATCAACGCTGCGTAGTTTTTTGCCTTCACGTGATTTAAGAACTTTGCTAATCTTACCCATTCCTTCAATAAGTGGAATTGGCCCTGAAGCTTTACCACCAAATCCCTTAATGGGCTCACCCTTGCCGCGTACAAGAATTGTTGAGAATGTAAATGACTTGCCTGTTACAAAGTACGCATCTAGTACTTGCTTTAGCAGTTTAACCCAGCCCTCACGACTGTCTGGTACAATAAAATCAGCATCGTTACTAGCAGCGTGTGTAACTGTAACGCCTTTCTTTACCTTAGGAAGCTCATTGATATCAGCACGTTTTACACTATAGCCGACGCCACCACCCATCATAAGCTCGTCGAAAATAAACAAAAAGTCTTTTGGCTTGCGAATTGACACTGTCCAGCAGTTATTCAGCGAATCGCCATAGTTAAGTGCAAGCTTTGTACCAAGTTGCCAAAGTGCACGACCACTGAACGTGCCACGTAGGTTGAACAAATGGTCAAACATACGTTCAGCTTCGTCTTGCGTGTACCCTGCTCCAATTGCTTGAGCTCCTTTAATTGCACGTACAATTGTATCTTTCCACTCTTCAGTGCCTGAACCGTCCTCTAGAACACGAGCGTATGTGCGTTTATAGACAATATAACCTAAACCATTAAACCCCCATGGAATATCTTTTGGATCGTATTTATCTAAAAACTCCTGATTAAACTCTGTAAAAACCGACACTTATTAACCTTTCTTTCTATTACACATACACTGCCCGACCATCAGGAGTACGATATGGAAAACGTACTCGTCTCACTAGATCATTTAGTGATCTTGCTTCAAAGGATCTCACTAGTAGATTACTGTAGCTGTCCTTGCGAGTTACAAGGACAGCGTACCAGATTTCGCCAGATTTGTCAATCTTCAAATCGATTTGTGCTGTATCTGCTCGTCTTTTTAACTCTTCACAAATGCCGCCTATATTCATCAATGTCTCCTTCATCTAGTGAAGGGTCATCGACGCTGATTTCCGCTTCTGCGTATTTAAAACCTTTGATAGCTCGATTAGCTTCCTCAATGTTAATCAATTGCGCAATAATTGCGTACACTCCTAAATCCATATAAGAATCTCGAAGTGGTTCAGTAAGATCGTCTCTATCAGAAAAGGTTAACGTAGAAATACGAGACATCTTGTCACTCATACGAGTTAATAAACCTGTAAATGCATCAATGTCAAAATCGTTTTCTACTCGATAAAAATTAGCAAGTGTTCCTTTACTATATGTTGCGTTTTTACCAATAAAAGTGTTAATTGCCTCTTCAACTACTTGATTAATTGACATATTTGAAATATCTGCAACGCTGTAAAAACATTCTGTGCTAATATTTCGAAGTGCTATACTAATTAAAACGCCATTTCCTGTACTGTATGCAATTTTAAGAACTTGCCACCACTCTTCAAGATTATCGTAATTACCACCACTATGCTGTGCAAGTTTTTTAAAAATTTCATTCCAGTCCATAATTACTTTACCCCCTTTACGCTCATCATAGCAGCTTCAATTTGAGTTGCAGTTAGTGATCTATAAGAATCAGGCTTTAGAAGCTTTCCATCCTCTCGAAAACGAGCATCTGTTGTAACTTTAGACATATTATTATTATGCACAAGGGTATAAATAACGTCGGCATCAATATCAAGATGATGAAACATTCCATACACTACGTATAAAAGATCTGCAAGTTCTTTAGCTAGATCAGCTACGTTATTAACTAGAAAAGATTCATTAAACGCGTTTTCAACTTCTTTAGCCTCTTCTCGAATTAATCGCATCTGAGTATCTAACGTAACAGGTGGAAGATTTGCTTTAGAGCGCAACAACTCTACTGCATTATTAAACTCAACTACCTTTTCAAAGTTGCTTAACTTGTTTTCCATTTAAAATCTCCTTACTTTGTATAAGATCTTACAGAAGTTAACGTACCTGACTTGATAAAACCTAATTCAACAGATTTTGAACTAATCTCAATATAGTATTCTTTATTATTATATAGTGTAAAGTTTAACATGGGGTAATTAAACTTTACGTATTCTAATTCATTACTAATAATTACTTCACTTACTTGACGTCTATTTAATAAATCTTTCTTTAAAGTTTTAATAAATCCTATAATATTATGTTTACAATGATCTTTTCTAACATCAGTAGTACCTATAGAATATATAAATTCTTTATTAAAGTCAATCATATCGTAATCTAATGCAAATGTTTCTTTAATTACTAACATAGCGTTTACACTAAAGTCTATAACTTTTACGTAAGTTGACATTAAAACCTCCTATTGACAACTCTAGAGTTGTATGATAGACTACAAATTAGTTACACAAGCGAACGACTTAAGCAAAGTGTAGCACACCTAGAGAGTCTTGTCAATAGGGAGAAAGGAGAATACATTGAGTCAAAAATCTTCAAGAACTTGCGCACTCTGTGATAATATAATTAAAAGTAATTACGTAGTGTGTAAAGCACATTATAATTTATATATATTATATAAAAATGAACCTTGGTTTAAAGAGTTGGTAAACTTTAGTAGACGTCAATTTCAAATAGACAACGAAGAAATTGCTATGACTTTAGGAGATTTTCCTAAAAATACTAAAACGTATGTAAAAGTCACAGAAACTCAAATTAATGATATTATAAATTATAGAAAACTAGGATTAAAACCTGACGCTATATCTAAGTTAACAGGTGTAAACAAAAAGATAGTTGAGTATTACATCTACAAGGTTTTAAAAAACAGAGTTCACTTATAATCTAAATTTAGGTTCTAGAGCCTAAATTTTGTATTATCTATGAGAGGAGTTTTATTTGTGAAATCTTATAATAAAATTCACAGTGCTAGTGTTTATGCGTTTATAGAATATTTAAAGAAATCAAGCTATATAAGCCAAGATGATTTAATAAAACGCATGTTTTATAACATAGGCTGGCCTGTTGAAACTATTGCATACGTAATCCATACTTTAGTAGAGGTTGGCTATTATCCACCTAAAGATGTAAATAATTCAGGATAACTTGCAATAGTGTAGTTATAAAACTATGTTGTAAGTTTGTTTAAAACTTGCAATTACTTATCCTTTAATCTTAGTGTTAATTTCACACCATGTTACATAATGTAACGTAAGGATAGACAATGACAAATTTGGCGAATTTTAATGGTTATGTATATGCAGTTGCAAATACTGCTGAGCAAAATGGTCATCCACTACAAACAAAGATTTCGTTTGTATTAACTGACTTTCAACCAAACATTAACAAACAGGCTGTCCCTAAGAGCGAAGCTGATAATATCATAGCTACTGCGATTGGAATGCCTGTAAAGATTAACTTTAATGGCCTTTCAGAAGGTGGTCACACACGCGCAGTTCCTGTAGGTCCTATTACCAGCGCTAAGCTTGATACGATAGAAGATCGTGACGTCATCCTCGCTGATGCAATTCTTTGGAAGCATGAGTATGAGGAAATTGACGATTATCTTAAATCTTCCACTGCTGAAAACAAGCGAGTTGGTACCTCTTGGGAATTGTATTACAAAGAAAGCGAAGATGTAGATGGCATTGAATGGCTTCATGGTATTGTCATGGCAGGGACTGCAATTGTAAAAGATCCTGCATATGGAGACCGTACTCCCATTCTTGCCATAGCAGAAATGAGTATGGAAGATAAAATAAAACTACTAGAAATGCAAAACGAAGAACTTCGACTTATGCTTGAAGGTCTTCGTCTTGACATTGAAAAACTTCAAATGGAGCATGAAAATTTAGGTGTTGAGTATAGTACTGTAAAAGCAGAGCGCGATGCTCTAGTTCAGGAGAAAGAACTTGAAAAAGAACGACAAGAAGCAGAAACCCGGATACGGGGGCGGCAAGAAGCGCTAGCTGAAGTTGGTATTGAACTCGCTGAAGACGATGAAGATTTGCGCATGTTTATAACGACTGCATCTGATGAAGTTTTTAGCCTGTTTGTTCGAAATTATAAAAATGTAAAACCTGCAGAAGCCTCAATTAAGGCTGAAGCTGAAATTAAGGTTCCAAGTACAATTGGAAATAGCAAGCCTAAGCCTGAAGTTGTTGTTGAGGCTTTAAGCAAGTATTTTGAGAGAGGTAAATAAGAATGGCATTTGTATCACGTCTTAGTGATTATGTAAGTGGCGGTGTAGCCGTTGCTGAAATTCTAGAAGGTAAGCTTGTTACTGTTGCTATTAGCGGTGGCAGGGAGCTTTCTAATCTTCCAAACGTTAGTCTAGCTGCAAGCGGTACAACTTACCCGGTCTTTGTAGCATTCGCCGTGCCCGATAACTTCCCTCGTCCTGTAAACTCGCTCAATTACACTGCAACCTATACGGCTCTTATTCGCAGCGATATTAACACAGGCTGGGGTAATCCTATCGATCAATACACAATGTATCGTGAAGGCCTTAGCAGCCTAGAAGCACCTGTCCTTGCCAGTGGCATGCTTGTTCAGCTTCACAGGGGTGGATCATACACTCTAACTAGTGGCTGCTGGATTGACAGCGCTAATATTAAAATTAATGGTGCACTGGTTAAGGTTGCTGATGATGGTACTGGTAGATTTGCGTATACAACCGATAATACAAAGGCAGTTGGTTTTGTCGAAGAGTACGATGTAAAGCGCAACTACCTTGTTGTGACTGTAAAGCAATAAGGAGTTTATAGATAAATGACACAGATGAATGAATCAGAACTACGCCGCGCAATTGCTGAGGCTGCAAAGAGCGTAGAAAGATCAAAGGGCAGATCAGCTCTTGCCGAAATTATCGTTAAAACCATGAACCCTAACTTTCTTACGCTTGACCTATTTAGCTCATTCATGCCGGTACGCCAGCTGAATCCGGGCGACAGTGTTATGCATAAGGTTCGAAAGGGCAGGTACCCAGTTCGTAGTATGGTTCCCGGTACAAATCACCTTGTTGATACTGTTGTAAATCAAGACAAAGCTGCTTTTATGTTTGATCAGATTATTGTCGGTACTCAAGCAAACCTGCGTGAACTTGAGTCAGGTGATCTTCAAACAGTGGGTGAGATGCGCAGTGAATTTTCAGCAACTCTAGAAGAAGAAATTGCAAATCGCGTATTTAATCTACTTAATACGCTTTGGAATGCTTCAACAACTCCAAGTAATTACACAGACGCTTCAAGTACAGGTATTACACGCACAGTACTTGACAACGCTATTGAATCGCTACTAGATCGTGCTCCAAGTGTTAAATCAATTATGGGCACTCGTAAAGCTCTTTACCCAATTTATGACTTTGCAACTAGCGTTCCAGTTAACGTTCAATCAGGTGGTACTGCTATTCCAACCCAGCAATTTACTGAATTTTATGGTAGAAACCTTATTACAACTTATAAAGGTATTCCGATTGTACAAATTCCACAGCAGTTTGAAAATAGCCTACCTGATATCCGTGCTAAGAAAATTCCAACTGATAAGGTTGTTCTAATCGGTGAAGATGCTGGTACCATTGCTCTAATGGGTGGAGTGGAGTATCAAGATTACACTGATTTTACAAAGCAGCCAGCTGATTATGTGCTTCACGCTTGGCAGCAATACGCTCTTCTAGTTGATGCCGTTGATCGCATTTTTGTAATTAAAGGCAACACCTGATAATAAATAAGCCCTGCGTTGCTTAAGTGTAACGCAGGGCTACCCTCTTGAAAGGCATTGCAATGCTTGTTAATGAATACACGCTTGTAATTTCAAGCGGCTCAGCCACCAGTGAAATATTTCAAGCAGGTCGTGCTGAGTATTACGCAGGTTTTTCGTGTAGCTCAAACTTTGGTGGAAACATTATTTTAGAAGAATCATTCTACCCAACAGGCCCTTTTAGACTTGTTTATACAATTGAGGATAAGCAGGTTAAATGGACTACTCACGGCAGTGGTATTTTTGTACGTGCAGCTGATGGTGCCTATCACCCGTATATTCGATTTGTACTTAGCTCAGCTCTTACACAAAATGGCGCAATCTATCTGAGAACAGTAGAAGATTAACAAAGGAGTAGTTGTGACACTATGGATTAATCGACTGCATATGGTCGTTACAGCCGAAGAAAAGGACACTGCAAATACATATGCTGCTGATCTTACAGAAAACCCGGAAGATGTTTACACATTTGAAATTCCGTTAAGTCCAACAGGCCAACTACCTGCAACACACTATGGAACTTCAACGGTTGTAACTGAAGATATGCGTGTGCAGATGTGGCAAGACTTTATGACAGGAGTTGCTCCTATGACTACACAGTACTGGTGGATGCAGTCGCCATCAGGTGTTTTTGTTGACAGTAATGTACTTGGCAGCACATCGACAGATTTTGATGAGTGCATTGCCGCGTTAGGTTTAAAAAGAGTTCAATTTGAAATAGAATAAGGAGGTGATATGAGCAAGTATCATCAATACCCTGAATTTTCAGACAGGGTGGTTGCGCGATATCAAAAAACAGTACCGTGTAAAATATCAGGAATTCGCTTAAACCCTCATGATGACTCCACGCGAATTGACTTTCTGCTAGAATCGCAAGAGGATAATTACGCTAATGGAACTGTTATTTTTAATTATAAAGACGATGTAGTAGAGTTATATTCAGACAAAGAAGCACGGATGTTTAAATCATTAAATGGTAAACTTTTTGAAGAAGGTGCCATTGTAGATTATAATGATACGCCTGCTGAGGTTAAAATGGATAATGCTCTTACAGATGCTGAGGTTAAAGCTCTTGCAAAATATGGAACTCGTGAAAAGTTTACAGAAAAGTTAAAAGAGTTTGACTCTTGGGTTCCAGTATCTCGTATACTTGCCCAGCTCGATGAGAATAGCCCTGTATGGAGACGTGATATTCTAATGAAGCGATTGGAAGAATTGAGGCGTTAGTATGACATTACCCATAACACTTATGCCTGCTGGGGCTTTAGACTTGATGAGATCCACTTCAAACATGTTTATGAACACTCCAGCTGTTCTTTATAATGTAGAGTTAAGTTATTCTATGTATGGAGAACCTTTAGAGGCTAGTGGGGTGTTGTGGAGTGGGTTAGGTTACATTGGAGAAGTTACAGCTAAAGATGTTGATTTAATTAGAAGTACAGATTTTTACAGATCGAGAAACGATGGTAGAGAAGTTAAATACTTAGCAACAGTTTTACTACCATTTGAAGTTGAATTAAATACATATGATAAGTTAAATATGTCTAATAAGATTTGGGAAATCGTCTGGCACAATAGAACAACTTCATCAGGTGTAAGACTTTACACTAAGTTAATTGTTAGAGACGAGTATTATGAGTAGTGTTAGATTACAAATAGATGGAGCCATTAATGCTAATAGCATTAAAAAAGAAATTCAAGGTAAACTTACAACACCTTTAAAACGTGTAATATTCGAACGAATGTCTGATTTTTTATATGAAGATGTTAGGCCTTTAGTTCCTAAAGAACGATATCCTGAAGTAAATAAAGCAACAGGAACTTCAATGGAGCTTGTTACAAATTCAAAAATTACAATTACTAAAGATAGTAAAAATGAGTTTGAGATAATTGTTCACTTTGGATCTGATGATGTATCTAAGCAATATGCTTTTAAACAACATGATAGAGATGAATTTCAACATGAAATAGGTACTAGTAAATTTCTATCAGATCCATTTCAAGAAATGTACCCTATATTAATGAGTGATATAAAAATGGAAATTCGGAGGAATTTATGATACTAGAGTATTTAAGGGACAAACTAATAAATTCAGGAGTAACTGTTCCTGTTTATATAAATTACTCTCCTCCAAATCCAGACGATATTATACTCATTAGGTCAATACTAGGCAGAAAACCTGAAGTTGGTTTGGATTATGATTTTCCGAGTTTTCAAGTTTTATGCAGAAGCAAATCTCATAACACTGCTAGAACTTTAGCTTTTAAAGTTTATGACACATTTCATGAAGCTCCTAGTATGCTTGATTCTCCCATTATAGATATGCAAGGTTTGCAAAGTCCATATTTTGCTGGTCAAGATGAGCAGAATAGGTATTTCTACGCTCAGATATTTCAAACTGAAATACAGCGGACTATAATTTAATGAAGAAGTATTTAGCTAGAAATCATAGATTTTATGTAAATAACTCTCAAAATTGGGTTGAGATTAGTGGACTATCTAGTTGGTCTGTTCAATATACATCTGAAGTTAGTGATTCTTCTAAGTATAATAGTCAAGGTTGGACATCTTCTATAATAACAAAACGCACAGGTGTTATAAATCTTGAAGGATTTTACTTAGCAAACAATTCAGGTGAGCGTGATTTAGGTCAGTATACTTGTGAAATTGCAGCTTCAAATTTAGGTTACAATGGATTACGCGGGGTAAAAATAGAAGCATTTGATTCAAATGGCTATACGATTGGTTTAATAACATGCTCAGGCAGTATAAGTTTAAGTCCTGTAACAGGTAATGTCAGGTCTTTAAACTCTTGGGGCATTTCAGTTAATTTAAAAGGTATTCCATTAGGATCTGGAATTTATAATATATTTGACCAAGAGACTTACCCACTCCCAGCATCTGGAATAGATCGATCTGGTATGTGGACAGGTGTTCTTGGTATGTATACATACGCTGAATAAGGAGTATCAATGGCGTCAACTACATTTCAAGTTCTTGATGCCCTAAAGGTCGCGCAGACGGTTCTCGCAGGCTCAAACGCCTTCGGGCATTTAAGCGCGGGGGCAACGTTATTTGATGAAAACGGTGTGTTAGTTGCAAAGGCAGAAGATGCTGCTCATGCAAGTGGTGATAAAGGTTTTCTTGCGTTAGGTGTACGAAGTGACACAGCTTCAACATTAGCTAGTGCAAACGGCGATTATACATTGCCGATTTACGATGCGTCAGGCCGGCTGTGGGTTAACGTAGGCAACACTGTTACAACAACCACTACAATAAGTGGAACTCCTGCTGTTACAGTAAGCTCTGGTACAGTTGGTATTCAAGCAGACCTTACAGGTGCTGAGCAGAGTGGGGTTTGGACTCTAAGTGGCACGCCGGGTAATATTACCACAATCAGCATACCTGATGGTGTGCGCATTGTTACTTTACTACCTTCTGCGCTTGTTCGTGTAAGTTATGGAAAAAACCCCGCTGCTGTTGGTTCAGGTGCGTTTGCAGACGGCGCTCCAGTCGAAGCAGGTACGCGGAGGTCATTCATCTTACCAACAGGTACAGGTAGAGATATTCGCTTGCGCTCTACAGTAGCATCACCAACGGTTACGGTCGAAGTGAGGCCTTAATGAGTGATTTACTGGAGTTTGCAGGCACATCAGAGCTTAGCGACACATGGGGCACACTGAAAGAGTTCGAGTTTCTCCAAGACATCCCGCGCACAAATTTAGAGTTCTGGTGGAAAGCTGACGACATTACAACGGCAGCTGACGGCGATGCCATTACAACGCTTACTAACATAGCTGGTACGGGTAATCCTACACAGGGTACACTTGCAAATAGAGCTATCTACCGCACAAATTCGATTAATGGCAGACCTGCACTGGACTTTGATGGTGTGAATGATTACTACATTGTAAACGGCCCACAGGCTGCATTTCTAGGCGAAGATTTGCCTATCACAGCTTATGCTGTTTACAGCGCAGATGTAACTAATGTTATTATGTGTTATTTAAGTATGGGTCGTGTTTTTACATCAGGAACTTCTTTAAGATTTATAAATAGAGATACTGGTGTTTACAGGGCTATTAAAACAGATGACGCAGGTACTACAGTAAACCGTGACGGTGGTACTGCAAAGACAACGCCTGTACTTCGTGTAGATTTGTCCCCCGGCACAACTTACAGTTTATGGGAAAACGAAACTAGCGAAGTGTCGGCAGGCGCTTTTAATGTAGGCAATTTGACAGTAGCACGTTTTGCTATAGGCGCGGCGTATATTCAAGATGTAGTATCTGGGTACTTCAACGGTCAAATCGCTGAAGTGCTTGTATACAGTACATCGCACAGTGAAGCTACTCGACTACTTATTACTCGTTACTTGAAAAACAAGTACAGGTTGTACGTTTAAAAAATTACCGCGCGCTAATTTGGCGCGTTTATATAGTTTTAGTGTTATTAATAGAAAGAGGATACTACTTTGGCTATTCGCAAATATCTTGCACGCGATCATCGGTTTTACATTTCAACAGACAATCGTGCCACATGGGTACCAATTAGCGGTGTTTCAGAATGGACGTTCACTGTTGACAGTAACTCAGAAGATGTTTCAACCATGGACTATGGTGCATGGGGTTCAAGCATTCACACTCAGCGCACAGCCACACTAAGCCTTACAGGCTTTTATCTCAGCGATGCTGTAACAGGTGCGCGTGATGCAGGTCAACTTGCATGGGAGCAGGCTGCAACAAAAGTGGGCTATGCAGCTACTCGTGATTTCAAGGTTGAAGCTTACACAAGCTCAGGTGTAATTGGTTACATTATTGTAACAGGTACACCATCAATTGCAGACCTTGGTGGTGCAACTACTGCAGTAATGCCATGGGGTGGTGAAGTTGCTGTAGATGGGGCACCAACTGGTAGCGGTATGTACAACATTTTCTAATTTAAGTTAGGATAAGTCTTTATAAAGGGATACGCCTCACTAGGCGGATTAAAGGCACACTACATTTAATATGACGTAGTGTGCCTTATCCCTTAGTGAGGCTTTCTTTTTTTTAATATAAGGAGGATTTACAATGGCAAAGATCACTGACTTTGATAAGTATATTAAAGAACGTCGTGCAGTAGCCCCAGCATTTACGCTATTTGGCAAGACTTATAGGCTTCCACCAACATTACCTTACCAAGCTATGCTTTACATCCAAGGAGATTCTGCATCTCTTGGAAATTCACAGAAAGGGGAAGATGATGATCTTTACTTCTTTGAATTGCTATTTGGAAATAAAGATGCTATAAACGAATGGAAAGTAAATCCAGAATTTGACATGGATCTTATATCTAAGTTAACAAATTGGGTTTTGGAGGAGTATCGTGAAATTGACCCAAAATTGAAGACGATGAAGGTAAACCCAGAGAAGGCGGAGTAACCATATCTGATATTTTAGAATTGTGGAACTTTGTTGAATCTGATTTTCAAAGGGAGTACAATATAGATTTGACAACAAGTACATTTTCTTGGAGACGATTTCTTGCGCTTTTTTCAGGACTTAGCAAGGACAGCGCATTTTTCTCAATTTACAACTACAGATCGCAAAATAAACCTATTGAAGGTGTTGATAACATTGCGAGGGATATAGCTTTAAGCATAAGTGGAAATCGAAAATAATGTAATGTATATAGCTACAGGAGATTGAAATGAGCGATGGGATGAACGTAGGCCAGTTAAATGTAAAAGTTTCACTTGACACCTCAGATATTGATAAAGAGATAGAAGATTTAACTAAACAAGTAAATAAAGCTGAAAAAGAGTTACAAAGACTTACAAAAAAAGATGCAGGGACTGGAGATTTAGCATCTCAGATTAGAGACGCTGCTGATATATTTGAAGTTGCAACAGCAACTTTAGGCAGTGCAATGAGAAGACGTGTAGAAATTGTAAAAAAAGGATCTGCACAAACTGCAAATATTGTTAAAAATGAAAATGAGGACCTTGAAGATGCTTCTAAAAGTACAGGTAAAACACTTGTACAAAATGCTAAAGATACTGCATCTGGGCAAGTTGGCGCTGCAGAAACAGGTTCTACAGGTGTTAGAACAGTAGCAAAGCGTACTCGAAAAGCTTTAACAGCAAATGCAACTCAGCAGCGCAAAGAACAAGTTGCTGCTGCAGCTGAAACAGCTGATGCTACAATTGGTATTGTTAAAGAAGCGGCTGAAGAACAAGAAAGTATTATTGACAGATCTCAAAAAACTGTAATTAGAAATACAGAACGTTATAAAAAAGAGTTTCAAAGAGCTTTAACTATATTTACAGGTGGTGAAGTTAAAGGAAAAATAGGTTCAGGAGTTCAGCGCATTTTGTCTGAAGAGACAGAAGCTCTTCAAAAAGCAGCTGAGGAGTTAAAACGATCAGTTGCAACTATAGAAGCTGACCCTGTAGAGCCCAAGATTGAAGTTGAAGTTGATAAAAACTTAGGAACTGAAATTGGCTCTGACATTATGAAAAACGTTGCTAAAGGCATTAATGCAACTAAAGGTGAAGTTCTAGAAGCCATTATGCAAGCAATGCGGGAAGTTATACAAGCAGGCAGAGACGCAGTTCGCGCAAAGTCTCCATCTCAAGATGGCTACGATCTAGGCCATGATATAATTACAGGTATTGCAAATGGTATTAGAACAGGCGAAATTCAAATTAGCGAAAGCTTACGAGAAGCTTTAATAAACCCATTAAATAAATTAGGCGAACAAGATGTAAAAGATTTTAATAAAATACTAGTACAACAACTTAGATCAATCGCTACTAGTACATTTTTAACAAAAGATGCATTTTCAACATTTTCAGAACAAACTCCGCTTTCATCTATATTTGGCGATAACTGGGAAGCTAATTTAGAAAATGACACTGATAACTTTGTTAATCAATTAACTCAAGCTTTAAAACAGATTAATTCACTTAAGTTTGAAAAAAACCAAGCGTTTCAAGAAGATCCATTTAAAGCTTTTACATTCTATGATCAACTAGCAGTTCGCCTAGCTCAACTTAAAGAGTTAATTCCGTCACTAATGGATAGAAAGAATTTAGCTCCTGAGACTCGTGGTCAAATTGAAACTTTTAAATCTTTAGTAGACTCTAAGATTATAGATAAGTCTAAACGTTCTTTCTTAAGTTATGCAGGTAGTGCTTTAGATGCAATTGCAAGTTCTGAACAATTGACAGCAGCCATTGCAAATCAAGTTGAAGCTATGCGGAAAGCTGTTAACGCAAATGAACAGCTTGCTGCTGCTGAAAATGAAGCTAATCAAATCAAGCAGCGTAGGAAGCGTAGGCAATCTAAACCTAAACCTCCTAAAATTGACATAGTGGCAGAAGCTGAAGATATATTTAATACAGCATCTAATTACGAAGAAGCTACATCTCGCCTTCATCAGCTAATGCGTAAAACTGCATTAAAAGGCACAAGTAGAAAAGAGTTAATAGAAGCTTCAACTGCGTTGGGTGGGGATTTAGAGTCAGCAGATTTTAAAGGAACTCTTGAAGAAAGGTTAGCGCTTGTTAAGGCGTTGAATAAATCTTTAACACTAGGTAAAATTCCAAAAAGTGTAGGAATTGGACTAGCTATTAAACAAATGCTTGCTGACTTAGTTACAGCTAAATCTAATGCAACCAAAGCTAAATCTGAAATTGTTACAATTTCCAATCAAATGAAAAGCATGATGGACGTTGTCAATGAAAGGTTTTTAAGTGCAACTGTAGATACCCCAGAGGGTAGACGCTATGGTGGTAATGTACTTTCACGCGAAACGTTTGATGCATTTTCTGAATCATTCTACCAAGCTGTTATGTTATTTAAAAATAAACTATCTGAAATTACAGCAAATAGAGATGTATTAAATGCAATAGGTGCGCAAATTGATGACGAGACAGCTAGAGCAATTAGTGATGCTGAGGAAATTAGAGATAAATTAAACAGCTCTTTACAACTGCTTGAAAAACTTGAATTTAGAAAAAGTCCACGAAAAAAAGATCCTCTTATAAGTCAAGAACCTCCAAAACGTAGAAATCTTACAGCAGCTGAAAAGGAAAACTTAGCTCCAACTTCGATGGAAGATATCTTTAATAAACTTCAAGCAGATATAGAAGCTATTAAAGAAGCTTCTAGAAAAATTCAAAAAGCTGCACCTGCAGTAAAAGCTGCAATTGTAGAAAATAAAACATTAACAGATGATTCAACAACATCTTCAAACCAACATGCAGATGCACTCGCAGATGAAACAAATAGACTAAATTCACAAACTACAGCTCTTAATGAAAACACAAGTGCTAGGAGACGTAATACAGGTGCTAGAGCACCTCGCGCTGCACGCAGAGCAACAACAGGTACAGTAGTAGGTACAGTGGATGTTGTAGATGTTGGAGTATCTGAGGTAAGTCTTGAGAACCTTGAACAGCTTAAAATTGAAATTGACAAGATTTCAGAAGCTGTTAAAGAACTTGGCGGTAAATTTGAATCTTTAAGTGAAGCTATAGTACAAGCAATTGGAAAATCAACTACAGCTGTTCAAAGCTTAATCAGGTACGTCGAGTCTGCAGGAACTGCTGCAATAAGCGCAATGACTCCAATTGGAAACCTAGCTACAGCAATTGCCGTTTTTGACACTAATGTAAGAGCTGCAAAAGTAGGACTTGATGAACTTACAAAAGCTGAAAAAGACCTTAATGATGAGCTGGCTAGGGAAGTTCTTGCAAAAGCTGCAGAACGTTCTGGAAAGGTTTCTCGTAAGAAAAAAGCTATTGAAGAACTGAGCGAAAGCGCCAGTGTTGAAAGTTCTAAAGATAATCAAGCTGCTGCTGCAATCGATACACTTGCTGCTGCGTCTGAGAACGCTCAAGTTGAAATTGCTGACCTTAGGGCTGAATATGAAAAGTTAATTCAAACTATTTCAGGTGAAGCAGTTGAAGCTGTTAAGAACTTTGAAACTGAGCTTGTTAAATCTTCAGGTCCAGGTCCCGCAGGGTTTAGATTTGGAGCTAGGCTTAATACAGCAGTTACATCAGTACTTTCAGCAAATCTTGAAGATTATGGTCCTAAAGGGTTAAAAGTAGCCATAAAAGATGCAAACGAACTTTTAAATCTTATTAGTTTGTACGCAGATTACACTGACCGCCTTATTAAAACTGATGAAGCGGCTAGGCAACAGTTTGATGAGCAGTTTAGTGTTAGATTTAAACAAAACCTTGACCATGCTGCAGCTATGGCAAGGGCTAAATTATTAGAAGCTCAATCTCTTTTAAGTAAAGAAGTTACAGGAACTGATTTTATAGCAGAGGAACGCGCAAGAGCTGCAGAGATGTTAAAGATGCTCCAAAAGTATCCTAAGATTCAAATACCTAAAGAAGCTGACATCCAAGCAAGTACTGCTGCGTTAGAAGCAAATGAAAAAGCTATAGATTCAAATATAGCTAAAAGACTTGAATTTAATGAAAAAGTTGCAGCAACCTCTAGCAACTTTTTTATATTAAACTCAGCTATTAAAGCTAATAAAGATACACTTACAGAACTTACAAGTTCATTAGTAGCTGCAAAAGCTGATCTTGCAAAACTTCTAAATAAACGTGGAGATCTCGTAGAGCTTGATCTGAAAGATGCTGCTCCTGCTCTAAAAAACTTTGCAGCTGATATGAAAGCTGTGATTGGTGATTTAAATAAAGTTAAAGAAACTATTGAAAGTTATGACGCACTATTAGCAAACTTCTTAAAAACTATGTCAGGCACTAGTAGAATTGTAAAATCGTTTATTAAAGCTTCAGCTGATAATGCAAACCCACTAGCTGATGCTATGAATCAGCTGGCTGAAATTACTAAAGCATTTCCAAATGTAGATAATTTAGCAGGTGGTGTAGAAAAGATTGTAAACTCTTTAACTTCAATTCAAGTAAAAGATGCAGACGTTAGAAGATCTGTATCAGCTTTTGGCACGTTAGCAAAAGCTTTAAAGGATATAGGTGACCCAACAGCAGCTGCAAATACAGCAACTAGCAGTACTGCTGACAGGATGGAACGTAATGCTACTGCTACAGAAGCAGCAGCTGTTGCTATGGAACGTCTTGGAACTTTCCTAGGGCCTGTATCTCGTAATTTTATATCATTAAATGGAAACATGACTACGTTTAATAGTGGTATAAGTGAATTTAAAAGACGATTTAGTTTTAAAGAACAAGCACCAAAATTTAAAGAGTTTAATAAATTTATTACAGATCTTAAAGCTGCATTTAAAGACTTTCCAAAAAGCTTTGAAAAAACTCCAGAAGTTGTAACAGCGTTAGTCGCCGCTGTGGCAAATTTAGAACTTGATTCTAAAACTAGACAGCTTGAAGCTCTTGCATTAGCTTTAAGAGCAGTTGCAGATTCAGCGTCTGCTTTAAAAGGAATTAATTCAGGCAGTGGTCTTAATATAAAAATAGGAAATATAGCCTCAACTGATATTAAAGATGTTCCAAATGTAGCTTCAGGGGCAGGTCAAGGTCCTGTGATAGTTATAAACGAAGGAACTTCACGTAGAAGGCCTAGAACTGCTGCACAGGAGAAAGCAGAAGCAGCTGCACAAGCTGCTGCTGAGAAAGCTGCTGCAGAGGCAGAAGTTGCTGCTGCAGCTGAGGCACTTGAGAAAAAACGTGCAGCGTATAATCAAGCTCTTCAATTTACAACTATGGGTGAACTAAGTAGCGTAGTAGATTTTAGCAAACAGTTTAGATTAATTAGTGCAAATCTTAGTATATTTAAAAATGAATTTGCACAACTTGGTATTACTTCCGAATTATTTGATATTTTTGCACCAGCAAACATGGTATTTCCAGATGTAGAGCGTCAGCTTGAAGATTTAAAATTCAAACTACAAACTATTATGTATAAATTTTCAAATGATCTTTTGGAAGGTATTCCAATTGAAAACAATTTAAGATCAGCAGTTAACAGTGTTTTAGAAAAAGTTGAAAGTATAGATCTTAGTAAAGTTAATTTTGAACTTTTAGATAAGTATTACACAGATAATGCAGAAATTTTAGAATCCAAAATTAATCAAAGTCTTCAAATGGCACAATCATCACGAAGTCCTCAAACTCTAGTTGAAAATCAAAGATTCAAAGAAATGAGAGAGCTTGAAGAGTCTCGTAAAAGACGTATAGATGCATTTTTAAAAGCTGAGGAAGAAATTGAGAGACGTCGAGTAGAAGAAGAAGAGCGTATTAAAAAAGCTGAAGAGGAAAAGCAAGCGCGTATTAGACAAGCTCAAGAAGCAGAAGAAGCTCGTATCCAAAAGGCTCAACAGGAAGAAGAAGAACTTATAAAACGCGCCCAAGAGCAAGCTTTAAAACAGATTAAACTTCAAGACGCTATCGCTGCTGAAAAAAAGAGAATTCGCGATCAGAGAGAAGCTGAGGAAAGAAAACTTAAGGACGAAGAAAATGCAAGATTGGCTGAATTAAAAGCTCAAGAGGATGCAATAAGAGCTCAAGCTGAAGCTGAAGCTGAAGCTCTACGATTAAAGACTGAAGCTGAAGAAGCTGAAAGAAAAGCACGCGAGGATGCACAAGCTGAGGCATTACGTCTACAAGCTGAAGCTGAAGCTGAAGCTTTACGTAAACGTGATGAGATGTTTAAAGCACAATCTCGTTTGTATCAAATTCCCGCTGGTGTTATAAGCCCAGAATTTAGTCAAATTCAATCAGATGTTTACGACGGTGAGCCCATTGTCACAAATGCAATCAAACCTGATATGTTAGATCCTAAGCTGGTTAAAGTGCGAGACGCTGTAGATGATGCAGTTAATAAACTATTTGAAGAAAAGTTTATAGGTTCAAACTATCCTGAAGGTTTAGAAAACCTTAAAGATGAGTTTAGGGCTAAATATGCTACTACATATGATAAACTTGAATTATTTAAAGCATTAGATATAGATGTAACTCAAGCTTTATATCAAGCAATGGTGTCAGGTATGGGTAGTAGTGGCGGTAGTGGATCGCCACCAACAGGAACTTTACCAGATCTAGCAGACTACGATGATGATGATAGGTCCT